TTTGCGTTTATCATTACGGGACTAGTCCTCCTCACTGTAGGTCTAGCCCTCTCCCCCATTCCTTGGCTCGCGTTATGTGTGCCAGGCGTCGCCCTCATCGTGGCCGGCTTATTGAAGGACGTTGAATGAGACTTCTGGACAGACTGCGAAGCGGCAACCCAACACCATCTGAGCGGTCGTATGTGAACTCTCTGACCTTCGAAGATGTCCTCGCCATGTTCTCCTTCAACGGGAACACCTACGCTGGCATGTCGTCTCCGCTGCGTTCCCCAGGAACACCGGTGGCAGGGAACTTTCCAGGGTTCGTCCAAGGCGTCTATCAAACCTCCGGTGTGGTGGCTGCTGCGATCACAGCGCGCGCGCTTCTCATGTCGCAGATTCGCTTTCAGTGGCGGTCGCTGCTGCAAGGTGAAACCGGTCGGCTGTTCGGCACCACCGAACTCGCTGTCCTCGAGCGTCCTGGTGATCTGTCGAGGGCGGAGCTGCTGTATGCGGCCGAGCAGCACAACAGCCTCGCCGGCAACGCGTTCTTCTACCGCAACGCCGGTCAGGTTCGGCTCCTCCGTCCCGACTGGGTGACGATCGTGTTCGGCTCGGAAGAATCCGACGTCGACCCCACAGTGCAGCTCGATGCTGAGCTGGTCGGCTACACCTACCAGCCCGGCGGACCGAACTCGAAGAACGAACCTGTCTTCCTCGCCCCATCACAGGTGGCGCATTGGAAGCCGGAACCCGATCCGATGTTCTGGTGGCGTGGACAGTCATGGATCGGTTCGGTTCTGTCGGAGATCCAAACCGATCGGCAGGCCACCGAGTTCAAATCCAAGTTCTTCGCCAACGCCGCCACACCACAGTTGATCGTGACCCTCGATCCGCACACCACTCAGCAGCAGGCCACCGACATCGCCGCTGTCATCAACCAGCGTCACGAAGGGTCCGGCAACGCCTACAAGACCCTCGTCCTCGGTGGCGGCTCCGATGTGAAGGTGGCCGGATCGAACCTCGCGCAGCTGGATCTCAAGAACACTCAGGGTGTGGATGAGACACGGATCGCGCTTCGGTCTCGAGTGCCGGCCACGCTCCTCGGAATCTCCGAAGGACTCGCCGGATCTGCTCTCAACGCCGGCAACTACTCGCAAACCCGACGCATGTGGTCGGACGCATGGTTCACCCCCACCGCACAGAACCTCTGCGCGTCGATGGAACGCATCCTGGCCCTTCCAGTCGGGACGCCATGCGAACTGTCCTTCGATCCGTCGCAGATCATGTTCCTTCAAGAGGACCGGAAGGACGAAGCGGACATCCGATCGACACAGGCGTCGTCGATGCGGCAGCTCGTCGAAGCCGGCTTCGAACCCTCCACTGTCACGAAGTTCGTCGCAACCGGAGACACCACCGTTCTCCAGCACACCGGAGTGTTCTCTGTGCAGTTGCAGGCACCGACAGAAGGCCAGTCCGATGCCGTATGACGTCCTCCAAGGTGTCGAGGGCTGCTCAGGTTGGGCGGTCGTCAAGACCGGCACCGACGAAATCATGGGATGCCATGAAACGAAGGCCGAAGCGGACGATCAGTTGACCGCTTTGAACATCGCCGAGTTCGGTGACGAAGGTCGCGCGGCTGAAAGCTACGAACCGACCGCCGGAATGAAGGAAGAAGCCCAGCGTGGGCTGGATTGGCGACGCGAATACGGTCGAGGAGGCACCTCGATCGGTATCGCACGCGCACGCGACATCGTAAACGGCCGAAATCTGCCTCTCGCGACGGTGAAACGTGTCAAAGCGTATTTCGATCGCCACGAAATCGACAAAAAAGGTCAAGGATGGTCGCCAGGAGAGGACGGATACCCTTCGAACGGCCGAATTGCGTGGGCTTTGTGGGGTGGAGACGCTGGGCGCAGCTGGGCAAACGAGATTCTGGCCGGAAACGATGAAAGGTCCGTCATGTCAGACACAGCAGAACGTGGAATCGACGGCATCTACCCCGTCACACCACTCCAGAACCATCTTTACGAGATGCTCGAGGACACCGTCGACATCTTCGGCCCATTCGATCAAGGCATCGGCGCACAGGGCGCACACTATGTCGGAGCCGACGACAATCCTTTCGCCGGTGAGGGCATGGTGTGTTCCAACTGTGCGTTCTATGAAGGACCGCGCGCTTGTGAAGTAGTATCCGGCGACATCGACCCGAACGGCATCTGCAAGTTCTGGGTCATTCCGGAATCACTACTCACCATCGAAGCCCCGACAGAACCAATCGTCGAGGAAGAACCCATGATGGAAATGGAATCGGCACGATCCACCGAAACACGCTCCGATCTGTACCGTGACGTCCCATTCGAGGTTCGTGCGGCAGAAGAAACCGGCGATGGCCTCACCCTCTCCGGCTACGCGGCAGTGTTCAACCGATCCACGATGATCGACAACTGGGAAGGCCGCTTCGAAGAGCGCATCCGTCCCGGTGCTTTCAAGCGGTCGATCAACGCGAAGATGCCGGTGCTGCAATTCGAACACGGCCGTCATCCCCTCCTCGGTTCCATGCCGCTCGGTCAGATCACCAAACTCCGTGAAGACGAACACGGCTTGTACGTCGAGGCACGGCTGGCGGACAACTGGCTGATCCAGCCGGTGCGTGATGCGATCGCATCAGGCTCCATCGACGGCATGTCGTTCCGCTTCCAGGTCGTTCGCGACAGCGTCGACGAGTCCGGCAACATTCCGGTCCGCACCCTCGAAGAGGTCAAACTCCTCGAACTCGGCCCCGTCGTCTTCCCAGCGTATGCGGAGACGAGTGTTGGCGTGCGCTCAGCGGATCTGTCACCATTGTTCTCACTGCCCCAAGACGATCGTCATGCGATCGCCAGGGCACTCGTTCTCGGCACCCAACCCGAACCCGTCAGCACTGACACTTCGGAGAGGCTCGCCGATTCCGGCCAGGACTCGCACACGCACTCCTGCCTCACCCCCAACCAACGCGCAGCCCAGCTGCGCACAATCGAAGGAGTCCTCTAATGGACGAGCAGATCCTTCGCGAAGAGGTCGAGTACGTCAAGGCCGTTCTTCGTGAAATGCACTCGGACGCTGAAGAGCGTTCGTTCGACCCAGATGAACAGACTGCATGGGATGCAGGCGTCGAGTTCGTCCGCACCTCCGAGGCCGAACTGACGGCCCTCGAGGAGCGGAAGGCACGCGTCGCCGAGTTCGCGCCAGTCGCCAAGGAAACAGGAGACGGAGCCGTGGCACCGATCAACGTCAACACCCACACCGCACGCGACGCATTCGACCACAGCACCCTTGCCACCGAAGGTGGCTCGGAGCTTCGTGGCCGTGCGCTCGACGTCATCGAAAAGCACCTTCCCTCGTACGTCGAGGACGAGGCTCGCGAGAACGCAACGCGTCTTCTTGAGCGTCGTAGCGGAGACGCCGACATCGTCGCGCGTCACATCGTCCGCACCTCCTCGCCCGAGTATGTGCGTGCGTTCGAGGAGTACATCGAGAACCCGCAGGCTGGAATGCCTCGCATCCTCTCGAAGGCTGAGGCCCGTACCGCCATGTCGCTGACCGCGGCGAACGGTGGCGTCCTGGTGCCGCAGTTCCTCGATCCGACCATCGTCCTCACGAACAACGGCTCAGCGAACGCTGTCCGTCAGCTCGCTTCGGTCACCAGCATCACGACCGATCAGTGGGATGGCGTCACCTCCGCTGGCGTGACCGCTGAGTGGCTCGCTGAGGGAACCGAAGCCGCCGATGCGACTCCGACGTTCTCCGGCCCGACCATCACGGTTCACAAGGCCGCGGCGTTCCTGTTCGGTTCGTACGAGTTCCTTGCCGACTCTGGTTTCAACCAGGTCGCCGAACTCATCGCCGACGCCAAGGATCGTCTCGAGGAGACCGCGTACATCAGCGGCACCGGCTCCGGCCAGCCGTACGGATTGATCACGCGTCTTTCCGGCACTGGCCCGGTCGTCAACGGCACCTCCGGTGCAGCTGGCGCAGCGGACCTCGTCGCCGCCGACGTGTACGCCCTGGACAACGCCCTCGGCGCACGTTTCCGTCGCAACGCTTCGTTCCTCGCAGCGAAATCGACGTACAACAGCCTCCGCAACACGACCGACGCCCGCACCAACTTCTGGTCGGACTTCGGCGGCGGACTCCCGGCCCAGCTGATCGGTTACAACACCTATCAGAACGAGGCCATGGACACCACCATCGTCTCCGGTTCCAACGACTTCGTCCTCATCCTGGGCGACTTCGGCACCGGCTACAAGATCGTCGACCGCATCGGTGTCGAGATCATGTACGAGCCGATGGTCATGGGAAGCAACCAGCGTCCCACCGGTCAGGCCGGCTTCTTCGCCTTCTGGCGGACCGGCGCAGACGTCATCACCTCCAACGCCTTCAAGGTGCTGAAGGTCTGATCGTCTGACCTGAAGTGAACCGGCCCTCCCATCGTCGGGGGTGGGAGGGCCGGTACACACCTACCCCGACAACCCCGACACACCCCGACATCCCGACAAGGAGCCACAGTGGCAAAGCAACTCAAGGTCGCCATCGGCATCATCTATGGCGGCTTCGAACCCGACTTCGTTTTCTCGCTTCTCGCGTTGAAATCATGGGATCAGAAAACCGCCGGCTATCTCGATCACGCCGGCTGGATGATCGCCCAAGCAGGAACGAACCTGCCACAGCAGCGAAACAGTGTGTGCCGCACCTTCCTCGAGGGTGAAGCCGACTGGCTGCTGTTCATCGACACCGACCAGCGTTTCCGATTCGACCTCATCGACCAGATGATCGAATCCGCTGACGAGAAAGAACGCCCCATCCTCTCCGCCCTCATCATGGCTGAGAAATGGAATCCCCACCATCGCATCGTCCCAGCCTGCATCGGCTTCGAATCCCTCGATCCGCCGACACCACGCGAGTATGCGACGATCCCAGCCGAACAGCATTGGCAGGTCGGCGCGATCGGTTCCGGCTGTGTCCTCATCCACCGAACCGTCCTTCAACGCATCTTCGACGCCAACAGTCGAGACGCGCAGCCCTGGTTCAAATACGTTCAATGGGACTACACCGACCAGGAGACAGGCGAAGAGGTCCACGACATCATGGGCGAGGACTATGTGTTCAGTCTGCGCGCCCAAGCCGTCGGGTTCCCCTGCTATGTGGACACCACAATCGAGGTCGGCCACATCAAGAAACGCACCCTCACCACCCAAGACTTCTGGCCTCAGGTGCCGCCCGAACTGATCCCCACCAAGAACTTCGTTCTGGTGCCGGTCAAAGACAACCTCAAGATGACCAAAGCACTCCTCCGGCAGCTCCACGACCAAGGCGAACACGACGGCATCCTCGTCCTCGATAACGGTTCGAACCCTGAGACGGTGAAGTGGCTGGGATCGCAAACCTTCGCGAAGGTCATGGACTGCTCCGGAATGGGCATTCATGAAATGTGGAATGCCGGAGTGAACTGGGCTTTGAGCCGCCACCACAAATCCAACATCCTGTTCCTCAACAACGACATCGTTATCGGCGATCGGTTCGTGTCGCAGCTGTCGGAAGGGTTGAGGTCGGATCATTCGATGGTGGCGATCTGTCCGAACTATGACGGTCGAGAAGCCGACGAACCGATCATGCAGCTCCACGGCATCTGTGCCGACCGCTACGACGGCACCGGCGGCTTGGCCGGCTTCGCGTTCATGGTGAAATCCGAGTGGTTCCAGCAGGGCTGGCGATTCCCAGAGGACTGCATGTGGTGGTACGGAGACACCGACATGACCTTGTCGATGGACATGGCCGGAGCCTGGTATGGCATGGCCCTCGAGGTCGAGGTCACCCACATCGAAGGCGGCTCCCAAACCGGCGACTGGACTGATCCGAAGATGCAAGCCCAACTCGCCAACGACAAGGCAGCGTTCCTTCGCCGCTGGGGCCGCTATGGGGTGACAGTGTGAACGTCGCTCTGCTGGTCATCACTGACGGCCGCTGGGACTACCTGCAACGCACCCTCCAGTCAGCGGCCGAGTGTCTCGACTATCCGTTCGCGCAGCGTCTCCTGGTCGATGATTCCGGCGATCCGGTCGGCTTCTGTCCGGATGGGTTCGATGTGGTTCGCAACCAGCCTCGAAAAGGGTTGGCCGGTGCGATCCAAACAGGCTGGGATCATCTCAACGACGACATCGACTTCGTGTTCCATCTCGAGGACGACTTCACCTTTCCCGAGCCGGTCGACATTCCGTGGATGATCGAATACCTGCAAGCCGACCCATCGTTGGCTCAGATCGCTTTGCATCGTCAGCCGTGGTCGCCGGAGGAGCAGCAGGCCGGCAGCATCTACAACCTCAATCGAAACCGCTTCCAGGTTCTGCCAGGCTGGCTTCGACAGCGGCACCTGTTCACCTTCAACCCATGTCTGTATCCGAGAGCTGTGACCAGGTATGAGGCAGGGCTGGAGTCTGAGCTGACTGCGCGTCTGTTGGCTGACGGCTGGCAGTTCGGCTATCTGGGTGGCTTGGATGATGAGCCACGGTGCTGGCACATTGGGGTTCGCCGGTCGCGAGGGTACAAACTGTGAATCCGTGGGTGGTGGTGTTGTGTGCTGGCGGTCATGGGCAGGACATCGCCGCCATCGTGAAATCGTCCGGTCAAACCTTCGCCGGCTTCCTCGACGACCATGTCGACGGTCCTGACATTCTCGGTCCCTGCATCGACGTCGAACACTTCGATCGGTATCTGATCGGACACAACGATTCAAGAGTTCGAGAACGCCTAGATCGTCCCGATGGGGCGGCTACAGCCATCCATCCCTCAGCGGCCGTTCATTTGACCCTACAAGCCCTCCCAGGGGTCGTCATAGGCGCACATACCACCATCGGCCCCAAGACCCGTCTAGGGCGACACAGCCACGTCAACGGCAACGTATTCATCACACGCGCACAGATCGGTGATTTCGTGACCATCGGGCCAGGAGCCACGATCTGTGGAGACGTCACCATCGGAGCCGGCTGTCAGATCGGAGCCGGAGCCGTCATCTCCAACCTCGCCACCCTCGGCCCTCGAGTCACCATCGGAGCCGGTGCTGTCGTCCTACCCCGTCAAGAGCTGCCACCGAACTCCACATGGGTTGGGGTGCCGGCAAGGAGAATCCGATGACAGTCGCAGCGATCACGATGGTCCGAGACGAAGCCGACATCATCGGCCACACCATCACCCATCTCCTCAACCAAGGCATCGACCACATCCTCGTCGCCGACAACATGAGCATCGACGACACCGGCTTCATCCTCCAAACCTTCAAAGACACCGGACAGGTCACCGTCATCGAGGACACCGAGGTCGGCTACTACCAAGACCAGAAGATGACCACCCTGGCTCATCAGGCGCACAGCCTGTTCGGAGCCGAATGGATCATGCCATTCGACGCCGATGAGTATTGGTACTGGACCGAAGGCACCCTCGCCGAGTTCTTCCAGCAAGCCCCAGCGGATGTTTACACCGCTGTCGGTTGGGATCACATCGCCACCGACGACGACGACCCCGTCGAAACCGACCCGTTTCGACGGATTCAGCATCGCCGGCAGTCGCCACAGAAAATGGGCAAAGCCGTATTCCGGTATCACCCCGACGCCTGGATCGACTTCGGCAACCACTTCATCTTCAACCATCCAGGCACCCCAGCCACCGGACTCAACTACCGTCACTTCCAATACCGCTCCTTCGAGCAGCTCGTCACCAAAGTCCGCAACGGTGCCGCAGCCTTCAACGCCACCAACCTCCACCCCACCTATGGGGCGCACTGGCGACAGGCAGGCAAACTCGACGACGCGATGCTGTGGGCGATGTGGCGGAAACTCTGCGAAGAATCCGGACTCTTGAAAGATTCGATCCGATGAGCGTCTCGATCATCATCCCCACCTTCAATCGGCTCGAGCTGACCCAGAACTGTCTCGCCTCGATCCTCCGACACGATCCGGTCGATCAGATCATCATCGTCGACAACGGCTCAACCGACGGAACCGAACGTCTCGCCACCATCGCCAACCCTCGCAACGTCGGTTTCGCGCGCGCCTGCAACCAAGGCGCAGCCCACGCCACCTCCGACCATCTGATCTTCCTCAACAACGACACCATCGTTCACCCCAACTGGACTTCGCTGGTCGACCATCTCGACGACCCTGAGGTCGGTGCTGTCGGTCCGAAACTGATCTACCCGGACTGCGAAATCCAATGCGCCGGAGTAGCCGTCGATCTAGAACGTGAACCAGGCCTCGAGGCATGGAACATTCGGATCAACTGGACCGACCAGCCAAGTCAGGTCGCAGCCGTCTCCGGAGCGTGCCTCGCGATCCGCCGGACCACATTCTGGGAGGTCGGTGGTTTCGATGTGGACTATTGGAACGGCTATGAGGACGTCGATCTGTCGTTGGCGTTGGTGCGTGACGGATACCGGAACGTCTATGATCCCAGAGTCACTGTCACGCACCTTGAATCTCAGTCCGGTGAGGAACGCTGGTCAGCAGTAGCCGAAAACGTGACTCGTCTTCGCCGCAAATGGAGCCAAACGCCATGACCATCACGAACGGCTACACAACCCTCAACGACTTCAAAGCCTACCTGTTCCCCTCCGCCAACTATGGCACCGCTGAGGACGCGCAGATGGAAGCCGCCATCGAGGCTGCTTCACGCACCATCGACACCTTCTGCAACCGACGCTTCTACCTCGACGCCTCTACCTCGGCCCGGTCCTACTACGCCGACACTGCCATCCGCTGCACCGTCGACGACTTCTCCACCACCACCGGCCTCATCATCGCAACCGACACCGGCGACAACGGCACCTACGACCAAACCTGGACGACCACCGAATACATCCTCGAGCCGTACAACGGAGTCGTCGGTGGAGTCTCGGGTCAGCCTTACAACGTCATCATCGCCACCCAGCCCAAGCTCTTTCCGATCACCGGTCGTCGCCCTCGAATCCAAGTGACCGCCAAATGGGGATGGGCTGCTGTGCCGGATCTGATCGCCCAAGCCTGTTTGATCCAAGCCGCCAGGATCTACCGTCGCGCGCAAACCCCAGAAGGTTTCGCAGCCGGCGAAGCATTCGGAGCCATCCGAGTCTCAACCCGTCTCGACCCTGACGTTCAAATGATGATCTCCCCGTACCGTCGCCAAGGTGGTCAAGGGCTGGTCATCGGATGAACCTCGCATCAGTCAGGGCCGGCATCGGCGACGCCCTCCAAAACGTCAACAACCTTCGAATCTACGAGTGGGTTCCGTCGCAGGTGCAGCCGCCAGCAGCGGTCGTGTCCCTCGGCACCGGCTCCTACGACGCCGACTACAACGACGGAATGCTCGTCACCTACGGAGTGCTGGTGATGCTCACCAGAGCCGACGATCAGCATGGGCAGGAACGGCTTGACGAGTTCCTCGGCCAAGGCAACGACTCCATCTATCATGTCATCGACGCCGACCCCACCCTCGGTGGCTCCTGTGATTCCTGCCGAGTCACCAGCTGGAACAACCCCGGCACCTTCACCATCGGCGGCATCGAATACCTGGGAGTCGAAGTGAACCTCGAGGTTCTCGGCTAAGTGCGAATCCTCACAGTCGAACCTGGCCCCGAGTTCTCCGTCGCAGACGTCCACCGAGGATGGCTGCGCGCCCTGCAACGAACCGACCATGAGGTCCGAAACTTCAACCTGTCGGACCGGATCACGTTCACCGAAAACGCCATTCGAGGCAAAGTATCGGAGCAGGAGAAAGGCCACATCGCCGCACGCATGGTCGGAGAGCAACTGCGAGCCGCCTGCTTCGACTTCTGGCCCGACCTCGTCCTCATCACCTCCGCCTTCCTCATCCCACCTCAAACCTTCGACATCATCCGTGATCGAGGAATCAAGATCGCAGTCATTCTCACAGAAGCACCCTACGAAGACCCCTCCCAGATCCCCATCGCAGCACGCTCCGACCTCGCAATCATCAACGACCCCACCAACCTCGACAAGTACCGACTCACCCAGCCAGCCACCTTCTACGTTCCCCAGGCATACGACCCCGAAATCCACTATCGCCGGCCAGTATCAGACGATCTCCGAGCAGACTTCGGATGGGTCGGAACCGCCTTCCCCTCACGAATCGAGTTCCTCGAGGCTGTCGACTGGACCGGCATCGAAGTCGCCCTCGCCGGAAACTGGCAGAACCTCGACCCCGACTCCCCCCTCCAGCAGTACCTGGTTCATCATCCCGAAGGGTGTCTGCCCAACGACACCACCGTCGACCTCTACTCCTCCGTCCACATCTCCGCCAACCTTTACCGCAAGGAAGCGATGGCAGGGCATGACAGCGGCTGGGCGATGGGTCCACGCGAAATCGAACTCGCCGCCACCGGCACCTTCTTCCTCCGAGAATCACGCCCCGAATCCGACGAACTGCTGTGGATGCTCCCCACCTACGACAGCCCCGAAGAGTTCGGTGAACTGCTCCGCTACTGGCTCGCCCATCCGAACGAACGAGACTCTGCTGCAAGGGCAGCACGTTCCGCTGTATCATCTCGCACGTTCGACAATAATGTTCGGCAGCTCCTCGAGCATTACAACGATCTTGTGACCATCCCGACGGGCCGCAGGTAACCCAGACCCCATCACTCCACAAGGAGAAACCAATGGCACGTCGCCACGGCCGCAACGGTCGCCTGTACCTCGGAATCGCCAGCAGCGCGGCGGCTCCCTCATCCGTCGCATTCCTCAAGCAGTGGTCAGCCGAGTTCGGCACCGACACCCAAGAGGTCACCTCGTTCGGTGACACCAACAAGGTGTATGTGTCCGGCCTTCCTGACGCTCAGGGCAGCTTCTCCGGTTACTTCGACGACGCCACCGCGCAGTCGTACACCGCAGCTGTCGACGGTGACGCCCGCAAGTTCTACCTGTACCCGGACGTCACGAACGCTCCGAACGTCTATTGGTACGGCACCGGCTTCTTCGACTTCTCGGTCGACGCACCGGTCGACGGCCCCATTACCATCTCAGGCTCCTGGCGTGCAGCCGGAACGGTGACGAAGAACGGCTGATGGCCGTTGGGTCTGGCATCTATGTCAGCAATCTGGCACAGGTCCGGAAGTACCTTCGACAGGTGCATCCGGACCTTGTGCCAGTTCTGCGCGAAGACCTCAAACAAGCCATCATCCAAAGCACCCTTCCGAACATTCTTCGACGTGTACCGTCGAAGTCAAACCGAGCCAGGTTCACTGTCAAAGCCCGATCCGGCGGAAACACGCTCTACGTTCTCGCTGGTGGCAAATCCTCAGCCGCTCCGTACTTCGGATGGCTCGACTTCGGTGGAACCTTGAAAGGTCGAGGACCGGGAAGGAACCAGACGATCGTTCGACCCATCATCAAGAAGGGCCGCTACGTTTACCCTGGCATCATGGCAACACAACAGAGTCTGACCATCGCCGCCGGTCAGGCTGTAGACAAGGCAATCAAATCCGCTCTGCGATGAAAAGGAACCCCGACAATGTTCGCTAAATACCGGATCACCTTCGAAGACGGCAAAGTGATCGAACCGACCGGCCGCAAAGCCGACGCCATCCGCTTCGAACGCCACTTCAAACTCCCAGCGTCAGCGATGTTCACAGACGACGGTATCCGTCAGGAACATCTGTGGTTCTACGGCTGGATTGCGGCACGACGCCTCGATCCCGACACCATCGGTTTCGACGACTGGATCGACCTTGTCGAGTCCGTTGAGATTGTGTTGGAAGAGGATCCAAACCCTACAACGCCGAGTTCTTCACCCTCGCTGTAGCAGCGTTGGCGTTGGACTCTGGTATCCCGATGTCCGTATTGTTAGAGGAACCCGATCATTACCTCGACGCGATGTTTGAAGTGCAGACCAGACGCCGCGAAGCGGCCGAATACGGTTCCGACGCTAAACGCTGGGACGAGTGAGGATTACCGATGGCAGGTGACAAGCGTGAGGTCCGGGTCGCTGTAGTCGGTGACGCCGACCAACTCGCGAGAGAACTCAAGAAGGCCGAAGGAAAACTCGCCGGTTTCGGTGACAACGCTAAATCCGCCGGCGATACCCTCCGCACCGCCCTCTTCGGAGGAGCCGTTCTCTACGGTGCCAAGCAGCTCGTCGACGCTGCTGCGAACCTCGAGCAGGCCATCGGAGGCACCGCTGCTGTCTTCGAAGACGCCTCCGGACCGATCAACGAGTTCGCCAAGAACGCCGCCGACGTGGCAGGTCTGTCTGAGGAAGCCGCCAGGACTCTCACCAGCCGACTCGGTGCGTCTCTCAAAGGCTTCGGACTGAATGCACAGGAAGCGGCCGAGCAGTCAGTGTTCCTCGCTCAGACCGGTGCCGATCTTGCTGCCACTCTTGGTGGAACCACCGACGAAGCCGTCACCGCCCTCGGTGCCGCTCTCCGTGGAGAGTTCGACCCTCTCGAGCGTTTCGGTATCGCTCTCAAAGCCTCCGATGTCAACGCTAAAGCCGTCGCGATGGGCTTGGCCGACTCCGAAGCATCAGTGTCCGCCTACGCCAAAGGCCAAGCCGCCCTCGCACTTATCACCGAGAAATCAGCGTTCGCCCAAGGACAGTTCGCACGCGAAGCCGACACAGCCGCAGGGCAGGCTCAGATCGCCCAGGCGAAGACGAAGAACGCTTCCGCTGATCTTGGCAAGACCCTTCTGCCGATCTACACCAAGATCCAAGAAGTCGTCGCCCTCGTTGCGACAGCGTTCTCGGCACTTCCAGGTCCAGTCCAGACCGGTCTGATCGGCTTGACCGCTGTCGCGCTGGTCGGACCAAAACTCGTTGAAGGATTCACTCTCGCCGCTTCGGCTGTGAAGCAGGCCGGAACAGCCATTCTTGAAATGGGAACTCGCGCTGTTTCCACTCAGGGCGCAATCGCCTCGATGAACACGGCCACGGCTGCTTCTGGTGCAGCAGCTTCGACAGCCTCAATAGGTTTGGCAGCTCTTGGACCGGTTCTTGCGGTCGTAGCAGGTGCCGCAATCGTCGGTGGCTTGGCTTGGAAGTCCTACAGCGACGAACAAGCCGCAATCCAAAAAGACATCAAGGCCCTGATTCCATCGTTTGATGAGCTGACTGGCGCGCTCACAGATCAGACCCTCGAGGTGATGCGTTCAACGCTGGAATCGAAGAAACAACTCGACAATCTCAACAAAGCCGGAATCAGTGTCGCACAGTTTACAGATGTCCTCGACGACAACCGTGACGCGCTGGTGGATCAAAGCCAAGTTGAGTCCGCCTATCGGATGCAGTTGGAGTATGGAACAGAAGCGGCACAAGGACGCATCGACGCCATTCGCGCGCAAGGTGGAGCGCAGAACGAACTGATCGCACAACTTCTGCAAACAGAAGCCGCAGACATCGGACTCATCGAAACTCTTTACAACGGAATCGACGCCTACAACCAGCAGCAGGCAGCGATTGAGGAAGCCAACATCCAAAAAGGCATCGCCGAAGGCAAGACACGCGATGTCGCCGCAGCCGAAACCGCATTGGCCGCTGCTTCTAAAGAAACAGCCGACAACATCAAGAAGGTCGCCGACGCTGCTCGAGCAGCCGTCGACCCCTACTTCAACCTGTACGACTCGGTCCTCAAGACCCAAGATGCCCAGACGGAATACAACAAGGCTGTTCAGCAGTACGGAGAGAAGTCACCACAGGCGATCGCAGCGGCACGTCAACTCGCAGAAGCCGGATTCAACTATCTCGGCGCACTCTCCGAACTAGGTGAAGCCCAGGCGAATGGGACAGCGAGTGCAGCGAAACTGCAACAACAGTTCGATCTGCTCCGTGCCGCCGGTGTCGATCCGTCGTCGGCTGCGATGGTGGAGTTGAAACGAAAGATCGACGAGGTAGCCGGAGCGGTCATCTATGTCGGCAACCTCGATCCGGTCGTCCGAATCCGACTGGACGCATACCAGGCCATCGTCGCCATCGGAGACGTGAACGAACGCATCCGAAAGATGAAGGAGTTTGCCTACTCGCCCGGTTCCTACAATTTCGAAGGCCGTTGGACTGGCGGCACCGTCAACCAGGGCACCCCCTATGTGGTCGGCGAGAAAGGTCCGGAACTCTTCATCCCCTCCAGTTACGGTCGCATCATGGATGCCTTCTCGACTGGCAAGGCGATGTTGAACAACATCGGCGGCGGCATGGGTGGCACAACCACCTCGAGCATCAACATCAACGTCACTGTGGCACCGACCGCCGACAAAGCAGCGATCGGACAAACCATTGTCGAAGCGATCTCATCGTATGAACGCCGCTCCGGTTCGGGCTGGCGATCATGAGTGAAGTGCTGTTCGACGGCATGACACTCACCGTCGAGATCGGATTCTCCACCACCGCCGGCGACGGTACTGTCCCACTCGGCTCCACACTGTCCTCCATCACCTGGACTGATGTGACCGAACATGTGCGCGAGGTATCAACCTCGAGAGGCCGATCGTCTGAGCTGGACACATACTCGGCCGGATCATGTCAGGTTCTCCTCGACAATCGGACACGCCTGTTCGATCCGGAGAACACCGCCGGCACCTATTACGGCAAACTCACACCACTCCGCCCCATTCGTATTCGTGTCACCCCGTCCGGTGGGACGATCCGGTCGATCTTCTTCGGGTTTATCGACCAATGGCCTCAGGCGTATTCATGGCCGAACGAAGCGACAGTGACGGTTACTGCTACTGACGCGTTCAAAGTATTGAACGAATACAAACTGCCGTCCTATTGGAACAAGATCATCACCGAATCGGGTTCGACGTCCTGGTATCGCCTCTCCGACTTCAACGGCAGTTTCTACGCTTTCGAGATTCGATCATGGTCGGCAGGATCGGCGCAGTGGATGTCTTCGACTGCTGGTGTCGAGTCGTATTGCACACCAGGATCGCCGCTGGTAGTCGACGATCCGGCCACGTCATCGTCGTTCGATGGTCAGAAGATCCTGCAAATCGTCGACCCTTTGGGAGTCGATGGTGTCTCCGGTGCCGTTTCTTCAGCATGGACTGTGGAGATGTGGATTCAAACCACAGAATCCACGACCGGCAACTACGGCATCTGGAACCACGCCAACTTCATCCACGGAGGAGCCTGCGGAATAGTCGTCGCATCCGGCAACGCCACAGTCGTCGCACAGTTCGGCCATCGAGGCACATCAAGCACGATGACCACCAAGAACGCACAGATCACCGTCAACGACGGCAAACCACATCACGTCGCCCTTGTCTATCAATCCGACCCCTCATTTGGAAACACATTCAACCTCTATGTCGACGGCCAGTTGGCGACAGTCTCAGGCTCTTATTCCGACGTCGTGGACAACGGATACTCCTACATGACCCTCGGTTATCCGATCAATAAAAGCGCAACCGCCTCAAACAACTTCACCAACTACTTCAAAGGCTCAATCCAAGACCTCGTCATCTACAACGGCACACTCCTCACGGCCGCCCAGATCCTCTCCCACTATGAAGCCGGCTCCGGACAAGGACGTCAAGGAGAACGCACCGACGAACGCATAACCTACCTCGCCGATACCGCCGACTGGATGACCGACGGTCTCGACCTCAACACCGGAGACACCACCGTCATCGGAGTTCAAATGAACGGCAAAGGGCTCCTCGATGCTTTGAAAGAAGTGGAGACGGCCGAGCAGGGTCGCCTGTTCATGTCCGTCGACGGCAAAATCCGGTTCATCGACCGGAACGCGGAAGGTTCCGGCAACTTCATCACCTCACAAGCGACCTTCACCGACAACCCTGGCGTCGGCGAAATCGCATACTCCGACATCGTCCTCACCTATGACGACCGCTACATCTTCAACGACATCACCGTCACCCAACCCAACGGAACCACCTACACCGCCATTGACAGCAGCTCCCAGGGCAAATACTTCAAACGATCGTTGACGATCGACCGGTTCATCGCAGACGACGGCTACTACATCGCGAACACAGCCATCTATCGGCTCGGTCAATACAAAGACCCGAAGATGCGAATCGACCAGCTGTCTGTCAACGCTCGCAAATCCACTACCTACCAATCTCCGTGTGTCACCCTCGACATCGGCGATCGAATCACCGTCGAACGCAACCCCCAAGGCGTCGGCTCACAGATCACAAAGTCACTCATCATCGAAGGTGTGAAACATTCGATCACGCGTGACAACTGGGTGGTGACGTTCAACACGACAGCAGCCTTGGACAATGCACCGTTCGTTCTAGACTCTGCGACGCTCGGAGTTCTCGACACCAACATCCTCGGCTATTAGGAGACACCCATGGGGTCAGGTTTCAAACAATTCACCGCTTCATTGCTGACAGCTTCAGATGTGAACAACTATCTGATGGAGCAGTCGGTGATGTCGTTTGCGTCGACTGGCGCGCGTGACGCGACGGTCACGGCTCCTGAGGATGGGATGGTCGCCTACATTCGCAGCAACGACTCGTCCGAAGGTCTTTACACCTACAACGGAACGTCGTGGCGCAAGGGTCCGGGCTGGAACGCCCCATGGGGTGTAGCTGTTGCACCTGTTACAAACACAAGCGGGCCGACCTTCAACTCGACAACCTATGCCGATTTCACCAGCCTCTCGCTTTCGCCTTCACTTGTCGCAAATCGCCGCTACCGCCTTGTAATGCAGGCAATCATGGACAATCCGGCAGGCGTCACCTCGATCGGTCAGTTGCGTTTCTATGACAACACGAACGCCCTGCAACTCAACCAAGCCAACTATCTACTCGGCAGCGGTTGGACAACGACTTGTCACTTCGAACACATCTACACGGCAACTGCAACAGGAACAATCAACTTCAAAGTCCAAGGCGCAGTTGCTTCGGCCGGTCAACAATTTCGTGCAATCACTGGCGCAACTTATCCGGCGTTCTTCTCAATTGAGGACATCGGTCCGTCTGGTGCGCCGGTCTGATGGGCTATTACCTGCTGGACAATCCACCAGCGTCACGCCAGTTCTGGCCCTCGAGAACCTCGACGCCCACATGGGCAGTCGGAGTTCACACGTCTGAAGGTCCGACTGGACCAGGAACCGCACGCAACCTCGCCGCATTCATCGCGAGACGCTCCGACCCTGGCTCCTATGCGTGCATCGTCGACTCAGAAGAAACGATCTACCTGGTGCCACCCGACTACACCACCTTCTCCGTCGCCGCCTCCGGCTACAACTCGCGCACCTGGCACATCTGTCTCACCGGCCGTTCAGCCGACCTCGATCCCGGTGACAGCAACACTCAAGCCATGATCCGCAACGCCGGCGCAGCCATCCGACAGCTCTGGCAGCAACTCGGAATCGACCTCAACACAGGGTCACGTTGGATTGGCACCGACGCACTCGAGACTGTTGGTTTATTCTGTCACGGTGACGTTCAGCCTTGGGACCGCTCCGACGCCTGGTCCAAGAACCCAGATCGGCAGCTCCTCGATCAGCAGCTGATCGACGCCATCCGCCCCACACCCATCCCACCGACCCCTCAGGACGACGACATGAAACGCTACCTACTGCGCGGCGACAAGACCGGCGAGATCTACCTCACCGACGCTGGTCTCGGTTGGAAATGGCACATCCCAGCCGGACAACTCAACAACGTCGTCTGGGTCATCACCCAAGCCTCCGGCGGACAGTTCCTCATCCCCACCGGAGCCAACACCCTCGTCTTCGAGGGTCAGACGATCTGGGTGGCTGAGCAGGCGTTCGTCGACGCCATCCCCACGATCTAACAGGATCGGCTGGGAATGTCATGCAGTGGGAACCCATCATCGCGGCCTCTGTCACCGGACTTCTCGCCCTGATTGGGGTGATCTGGCAGTCACGCAAAACCCGTCGGATCAACACTGACGAACACTCCGAGAACGCACGGAAACTCGACCGGATCGAGCAGAAGGTTGACCATACGGCTGCGAGGGTTGAAACTGTGTCGGACCGGCTCGACGATCACATCGTCATGCACCGAATGACAACCCGAAAGCCATGGTGGCGCAAATGAGCTTTGCCGATGAGGTCCGGCAGGAAACGAAATCGACCGGAGTGCGATGCCGGTTGTGTGTGTTCCTCGAGGGACTCGACGCCAAGACCCAAGCGGAGATCATCGAGGTTCTGGCTGATGAGACATGGAACTCGGAAGCGATCTCGAGGGCGATGATTCGAAGGGGATGGGAGTTCAGTGGCGCAGCCATCCGGAAACACCGACAGAACTGCCTCATTCGCTGACGAAGTAGCCGCCGGTCAACGCCACCGACGTTCCCATCCTCAGGGTTGGGAGCCTGGTGTGGCGTGGAACGGCCGAGAAGGCACCCTGACGACACCTCCGTTGGAGCATGATCCGACGGCTGGGGTGTGGTCTGAACTCGTCGCCGACTGGGGCTTGGACCCATTGACCACAGAGGTGGTGGAGGGTTCGGTGCAGGTTCGCGCATGGGACACCCACGACGGGCGTCGTTTGAAGTATTACCGGGCGACACTGCGCGCGCGCGATCAGGACTTTGACCGGCCCGATGTGGACGCCCTCTGCCGGCTGGTGGAACGACGTCGCCCTGTGAAGCCCCTGAAAGGCCCTGAGACGCCCTCTAGAGCGTTGGTGGTCATGTTGGCCGACTGGCAGCTCGGAAAGGCAGGAGAGGCCAATGGAGGCACTCCTGAGACGGTGGAGAGGATCTGCCGAACCCTCGACTATCTGCCGGCACGCATCCAAGAACTGAAGAAGGCCGGACGACCGGTCGAAGCCGTCTACCTGGTCGGCTTGGGGGATCTGGTCGAACAATGCTCCGGTCACTATCCCGGCCAAACCTTCAACGTGGATCTCGATCGGCGCGAGCAGATGCGACTGGCCCGACGACTCATCCTCCGAGCCGTCGACAACCTCATCGGCAAGGTGCCACGCATCGTCCTCGCCGCTGTCCCAGGCAACCACGGAGAAAACCGGTTGAACGGTAAAGCCTTCACACGCGCCACCGACAACGACGATCTCGCAGTGGTGGAGCAGGTGGCGGAGATCCTCGCCGCCAACACCGACCGCTACGGCACTGTCACCACTGTTCTCGCCGACGGAAACAACCTCGTCCTCACCATCGCCGGCATTCCGGTCGCCTTCGCCCACGGCCACAAAGCAGGAGCCTCCGGCCATCCAGCCGCCAAACTCGAGAACTGGTGGAAAGGACAGGTCATGGGCCGTCAACCCATCGCCGATGCTGACATTCTCATCACCGGCCACTACCACCATTTCATCTGTTCAGAGTCCACCGGCCGAACCTTCATGCAAGCCCCAGCGATGGACGGTGGGTCACAATGGTGGACCGACATGAGCGGCCAGAACTCACCGGCAGGACTCCTCACCCTCGGCATCGGCACCGGATACGGTCCACGCGGCTGGGGTGACCTCCACATCCACTCCGTCTAAAGGAACCCCGTCATGGAAGAACCCGAAGTCGACGAACAATTCGACGCCGCCTGGCCCTCCATCCTCCTCGACGCCTTCGCCCTCGTCCACGGAGACAGAGGACGCTCCTACGGTCCCCCGTGGGAGGACTATCAGCGCGTCACCAACCAGTTCAACGCACTTTGGGGTGCGAATGTGCTGGATGTGAACGCCGGCATCCTGTTCATGATCTGCATGAAACTCGGCCGCATCGCCCACGGACTCGAACAAGGCTTCGGAGCCGATCAGCTGCAAGATTCCATCACCGACGCCGCCGGCTACCTGGACTGTCTCTACGGCTCACTTCTCAACCCTGCCGAATGGATCGTCGACTTCGACGACGACGACATCGACGAAGAAGAGTGGGAGGAGGAGGAATGACCATCGTCATCGAACCCGATGTGATCCCTCTGACCGAACCCGAAGAGGAAGAGTACGATCCAGAAGAGCATGAATACCCCGACACCCAGGACTATCCCACTCCAGATTGGAAGCCGTGATGTTCACCAAATCGTTTCTCATGCAGCTCCTCGAGCGTGCCATCAAGACCTTCGCCCAAACCATCGTCGCCCTGGCTGGTGCCGCACAGATGGACTGGATGAGTCTGGACTGGTGGCACATCCTCGCCACCGCCGGCATCGCCGCTGCACTCTCAGCCCTCACGTCGATCGCCTCGGACAAGATCGGCCCATCGAACACACCGTCGATGGTGTCGACCTATCAGGGGCCATGATCTCCGACCCGACGACGGCACCAAAATCGCCCGCTGGTGCCGATTGGCTCGTCTTGGCCTAACCGCCACGCACTCTGAAGCCTCGACTGGGTCGGATCGGGAACCCCAGCCACACCTGCCTCCCCAGGGTTGTGGCTGGGGTTCCTCGCGTCTGCCGAACAAAATCCTTGACACCTGTAAAACCCTCCTGTAAAACATCCGGTGTCGAGGCAGATCGTCTCGACATCAAGAAACCAAGGAGCCTCCCGACATGGCTGCAATCAAGAACCTCGACACCATCCTCTCCGAGCAGATCCAAGCGGAGGAGAACACCGACCACTACGCCACCGTCATCGGCAACGTCGACCACATCCACGCCGAACACGAACCGGCCGACCAACTCGAGGATCTCTACATCTCGGCTCTGGTGCAGGCTGAGATCCTCGCCGAGAAGGTCGTCGACATCATGCACCCCGAACCGTTCGCCAACGACGACGCCTTCTGGAACGCCATCATCAACGTTCGCCTCTACATTCAGAACACCGACGTGAACGAGCTGAACCTTGAGGCTCTCGCCGCTCAGATCGCAAAGGCCGTCTGATGTGGATCGCGATCTGTCTCATGCCAGCCGCTCTGCTCCTGGCACATCAGGTTCGGACCGCTCAGCAGGCTCCGAAGCAGCCGGCCCCGACGCTCGCTGACGTGCCGGTGATCGTCATGATCGGCGAAGACCTCGAGGTGCAGCTGTGACCGACAATGCCATCGTGTGTCTGCTCTGCAACCGTCGTTTCCAGCGTGACGAGAACGGTGCCGCCGACTTCCTCGACCATGACTGCCGGAAACCGTCACCGAACCATCCGACGAACCGAACCCCGAAGAGGTCAGCATGAAACCCATCGGCATCACCCTCGCCATCGCCACCCTCGCGATGATCCTGGCAGTTCCGGTCGAAGCGTTCGCGCAGCATGACGCCCTCGGCCCTGTCCTCGGCCTCACCATCCTCCTCGCAGCTGTCGCCGCCGGGATCTTCGCCTGGCCGGTCCGGAGTCGGCGATGAAATCCGACTGGGTCGCCATCATCGCTGTGTTCATCATCATCGCCCTGGTGATGGCGTGGGTGTGGGTCATCTCCGAAGGTGTCCTGTGACCAACCGGAACAAAGCGAAAGGGTCAGCCGCTGAGCGTGCCGCCGCCGACTACCTCAACCTTCGAGGAGTCGAAGCCGAACGCATCCCAGCCGGCGCAACCCTCGACCGTGGCGACCTGTGGGTGCCGGATAAAAACTGGCCGGCAATCCAAGTCAAAAACCACGCACGCCTCGACCTCGCCGGCTGGATCGACGACGTCACCGAACAGGCACATAACGCCGGACGTTATGCCGGAGTCGTCATTCACAAACGACGCGGCAAAGGCAACCCCGGCAACTGGTATGTGACCCTCACCCTTGAAACCCTCGTCGACATCATCGAAAGGACCGGAAATGACTGACGCAGCCATCACGGACTTCTGCACCAGGCTCACAGCGATCGCCGACACCGACGAACCCGACCTCGAACTCGTCCTCGACGCCGCCGACATCATCGCCGCACAGCTCGAACAGATCCGCAGCCTCTACAAGATCATCGCCAACCTGCAAGCCGAGAACGCCACTCTCAAGCAGTACGGATTCTACGAGTGACCTTCCAACCCAACCCCGACAACACCGGCTGGATGGAACACGCCGCCTGTAAAGGCAGAACGTCAGAGTTCTTCGTGCAACGCGGCGACACCAACGCTGTGTTGAAAGCGAAAGCGATCTGCAACACCTGCCCGGTCCTCGAGCCGTGCCGGGACTACGTCATCTACAACCCCGAAATCTTCGGAATTTGGGGTGCCATGACCGAACGAGATCGACGCACCTACCGTGCCGAACACGGCATCGAACTCTCCAGCTTCGCCCACGGCACCGTCGGCAAATACGAATCAGGCTGTAGATGCTTCGACTGTCGCAACGCCAGCCGTCTTCACCGCTCCTCGAGTCGCCGCTGAACCCACCACTTCCCAGCGTTCCAACCGTTCACCAGCTGCCACATTCCGAACATGAACAGGAAACCAGGCTGACCGGACTGGAACGCATACAAAGCCCACGGCCACGAATGCAACATCACCACCAACCAGCCCCACCATCGACCTCGACCTGCCTGCCACATACCGAACACACCGACCAGCTCGAACATCGACAGCACAATCGGCCACACAACCCAACCCCCGACAGGAGAATCCAGTGCCAATGCTAAACCCCGACGACATCATCAAACTCAACGAACCCGACATCGAGGTTCGACGTGACCGGTGGGGCCGCTACCAGGTCGTCCCACCTGGTGGAGGAAAGCCGGTCGGTTACACCAGAGCCACCACCATCGCCAAAGTTCTCGACGACACCTCGAGTCTGATGGCATGGAACGCGCGCATGACCGCCATCGGCTTGGCAGCCCGACCCGACCTTGTCGCCCTCATCGCCACCACCGACAACGACGACAAGAAAACCCTCGACGGCATTGTGAAGCGCGCCTCCGAAGCCGGAGGAGCCACCGTTCGGCGCGACCTCGGCACCGCCATTCACGGAATGCTGGAACGCAAACTCCTCGACCCCACCTTCCAGCCGCCAGCACCCTATGACGTCGACATCGACGGCATCCTCGCCGCCCTGGCCGATGCTGGACTGTCAGTCGTCGACGGCATGACCGAACGAATCGTCGTCAACGACGACATCCAGGTCGCCGGAACCTTCGACCTGCTCCTCACCAACGGCACCGAAACATTCATCGCCGACCTCAAAACCGGCTCATCGGTCAAATACGGTGGCCTCGGTTTCGCCATTCAGCTCGCCATCTACGCCAACGCCCACAACCTCTACACCCAGGGCGCGGCGAAGGACGGTTCGGAGGATCTGCGCGAAGCCATGCCGAACGTCTCGAGATCGACCGGGATCATCATTCACTGCCAACCAGCCTCCGGACATGTTGAACTGCATTGGCTTGACCTGCAGATCGGCGCAGAAGCCCTCCAAACGGCCCTGAGCGTCCGTCAGATGCGCAAAGCACAGACACTGCACCCATTCACCATTCAGCAGGCCACAGCGGCTCTGAACGGCCCCACACGGCCCGGTCAGGTTCAGCACGTCGACGACGCATGGCGCAAAGCCACCAGGCAACGGATCGAAACGATCGTCGTCGCCGGCCACACTCAAGAGCTGCTCGAGGCATGGCCCGACGACCATCCCACCCTCAAATCCGGTGACCCCATCACCCTCGACCAAGCCGACGGCATCGGACGCGTCCTCGACGTACTCGAAAAACGCTTCGGACTGCCCTTCGCATCCCTCCCAGAACAGAACCCACCACCCAAACCTCCAGCGAAATCGAAGCGACGTCGCCCAATCTCCGACGCCAACGACATCCTCGTCGACCTGCAACTCGTCGACCGCCTCAACGCCGAAGCGATGGAAGAACTCCCGACAGACGGCTTGCTTTGGGCAAAGGCAATTCTCGATCAGGCATTCAGCCAAGGCCGATCCCTCGCCCTCACACCCCCACAAGGCACCCCCACCCTCCGACGGTTCTCAATCTGCACCCTCATCATCCGACTCGCCCATCACCACGACGACGAGTTGACCTGGTGCGTGCTAGACCATGCGACCGGTCACACAATTCCTCACCATTCTCTCGGAGACGCCTTCGGCACTCTCCGAAAGACCGAAGCGCAAACCGCCCTTCGGATCGTCGACGCCATCGACAACCTTCACCTCACCGTCACCTACGGTGAGAACGGAGTCGAACTGGCCGGCGACATTCAAACAGCCATCAAAGATGGCTTCCCGACAGACAAGGAAACCAAGAAGTGACATTCGACAGCCAAGCCGCACAGGCACTCACCACCAAATCCGGTGGACCCATCGCCAAGTTCCCCAACCTCGGCGACACCATCAAGCTCAAGATCACCGGCCTCGAGCAGACCCAGCAAACCGACTTCATCACCGGCGAACCCATCACCTGGGCCGACGGCAAACCCAAGATGCAGTTCGTGTTCACCGGCATCGACCAGGACACTCAAGAGGAGACACGCCTGTTCGCCAAGGGATACATGCTCAGCGCGATCAAGCAGGCACTCACCGACGCTGGTGTGAACCTCGAAGCCGGCGGAATCCTCGCAGTCAAATACGCTGCCGACGAACCAGCCTCGAAGCCGGGACTGAACCCTGCGAAGAAGTATGTGGCGCAGTATCAGCCACCCAAGCAGGCATCCATCTCAGCTGAGGATCTCCTCGGATGACCAAGAAACTTGTGGGCGCGCAACTCGACCTCGGACTCATCGACGACATCGACCAGGTCTGCAAGACCCTGTCGATCACACGATCCGAGTTCCTCAGACGCGCCATCGAAATGTTCCTCGCGACGGTTGAACCGGTGACCGACACGCAACCCTGACCATGATGCCCACCACACCGGCCCGAACCTGGTGTGGTGGGCATCACCCCAACCTTCGAAAGCCCGAACCATGGACAAAGCCCACCTCACCATCCGCACCGACCAGGCACGTCGCCTGTTCCTCGTCGAAGCCGTCATGGGAGCCGACCGCATCACCCTCGCCACCACCCACGACCACGCCGACGCCTTCCAGATCGCCCAGAAACTCGCAGCATGGACGAGACGTGACCCAGACAACGTCCCATTCCCCATCTACGACCGAGCCGCATCACTCAAGTGACCGGCCACACCCACTGGCACTGCCCACGCTGCCACACCACCTACACGACGCCACGACCAGCCCTCGAGGTCGCCTGCGCGTCATGCACCCGAACGAACAGGAGAACCACAGCATGGATGCAACCGCACTCCGAGCAGCCATCGGAATCGCCCTCGTCGCCCTGATACTCGCCGCAGCCCTCCGCTGCGACAACGACACAGCCGCACAACCGACCGAACCAGCAACCCTCGACCAAGCGATCGACATCGGCAACGGCTACGACTTCACCACCAACGCAGGCGCAGCTCTCGCCAACCTCGAGCAGTACCTCACCTCCATCACCACCACTACGACTAGATCGGCGGCGGCCCCAGCAGCTGGCCCAGCGGCATCGCAACCAGGCGATGACCGCTGGGACCAGCTCGCCCAATGCGAAGCCGGAGGGAACTGGCATTATCCGCCAGTCGCCGGCGGCTTCTCCGGTGGCCTCATGTTCCACATCGGCACCTGGCGCGCGATGGGTGGCCTCGACTACGCCCCCGACGCCTACCTCGCGAGTCGTGAACAGCAGATCGACGTTGCCGAACGCACCCTCGCAGTCTCAGGTTGGGGAGCATGGCCGGGATGTTCGAGGAAGTTCGGGTGGCTGTGATGAACAAGTGGCCAATCAGTCAACGGATGCAAGAGATCACCGAACGCGTTGGTAACCCTAACGTTGGTAGGCACGACCTGTTTGTCGAAGCAGTTGACGCTGAGATTGTCGGGTTGCGTGGGCTTGAAACGAATTGGGTGATTGTCGATCTTGTGTGGAAAATCGACGAGATGCAGGCACGGATCGAACAGTTGGAAATCAACCTGCGTAAGGCGGTCGGGCGATGACCGACACGAAACGCTGCGCGCTCTGCCGCCTCGAACTACCCCTCGAACAGTTCGCACATGACGGCCGGACACGCGACCGACTCACCTACCGCTGCAACCAATGCCGCACCATCATCACAACCATCACCACCATCCCAGACCATCACGGAGACTGCTAATGACCATCACCCCCGACACCCAAGCCGACATCACCATCCAAGAACTCGGCCAACTCATCACCGCCGGCAAAAACCTCGAAGCCGAACTCATCAAACTCCACCGCCATCATCACGGCTCATCCTGCCCAGCCTGCCAAGCCCTCACCGCCTGGTGGACCCTCACCGGCCGATGAGACAACACGGCACACGCGTCAAATACGTCATCGAGAAATGCCGATGCCAGCCCTGCACCGAAGCCAACCGGCTCTACCAGCGTGAGCGTGACCGACATGAGCGGCGCGTTCAATTCGGCATCGAAGACCCCCGGCCAGCGTTTATCGACGCCACCGAAACACGACAACACCTGCACTGGCTCAGCAAAGTCGGAGTGGGCAAACGACAAATCCACGCCGAAACCGGCATCTCCGTCACCACCATCTGGAAGATCCGCAAAGGCACAGTCACCAAGATCCGTCCGACAACAGCCGACAAGATCCTCGCTGTCGGCCGATCCAAAGCCGCCGACGGTGCGCGCGTCGACGCCAAACCCACTTGGAAACTCATCAACGACCTGTTGAAAAACGGATGGACCAAGACTGCGATCGCGAAGGAACTTGGCTCTCAAGCCAAAACACCGGTGCTGCAACTCGGCCGGCGAACCGTTACCGCCAGGCAAGCTCGAGCAGTGCAGCAGCTCCACCATCGAGCCATGTTCCGCATCCTCGAGGATCGACGCATCGCCGCAGAACGGCAGCGACGCTACCGACAGGTCAACGCATGAGACACGGAACTCGTACCGGCTACACCTACCATCGCTGTCGCTGCGACCCATGCCGCAAAGCCAAAGCCGAATCCGATCGGCAATACCGTGCCAGGCAACACCTACAACAACCAGGAGTTCTCTACTGGCCTCTCGAGCCGCTGTTTCAAGCAGCCGACACTCACACCTACATCGAACTCGCAGTCCGAACCGGCATCCCAGCCCGAACGCTGCATCGAGCTGCTGTTCGTGGACTCACCGACCCACTCGCCGACCGTGCCGCCATACGCCTCGGCCTCCACCCAGCCATGATCTGGATCGACTGGATCGACGCCTACCTCGACAAGGAGAAAGTAGCATGACACCCGACGACATCCTCCAAGCATTGAAGAACCAACGGTACTGGCCCAACCTCGAAACCCTCGACGAAGACCTCGCCCACGCCATCGCCCTCATTCAACTCCTCTGTGAAGCGAACGCCAAATACCTGTCCGGAATGATGGAACTCATGGCCGCCATTGAAGACACCACCGGAATGGACTTCAGCCAACAATGACCGAAACGCTCCCGACAGCACTCGACTACGCCCAACGCGGCTGGCGTGTCGTCCCCATCCGACCAGGCGAGAAAAGACCGGCACTCCTCGCCTGGCAAAACGAAGCCACAGCAAACCCCGACACCATCACCGAATGGTTCACCGGCCCCTACCAAGGCTACGGAATCGGCATCGCCACCGGCCCAGAAACCGGCATCTTCGTCCTCGACGTCGACATCACCGACAGCAAAGCCGGCGACGAAACCCTCCACGACCTCGAAACCATCCACGGCCCACTCCCACCCACACTCACCTCCATCACCGGCTCCGGCGGCTGGCACCTCCTCTTCAACTACCCCACCCACCTCGAAATCCGCAACGACGCCGGCCGACGACTCGGACCAGGCTTGGACATCCGAGGCATCGGCGGACAAATCGTCGCACCCCCAACCCTCCACCCCAACGGCAACACCTACCAATGGGACGACAGCTGCGACACGATCGCCGACGCCCCCACCTGGCTCCTCGAACTACTCACCCCACCAGCACCCACACCCTCAAGCACACCGCCGCCAGTCATGTCCAACGGAGACGACTCCATCGCCGCCCACTACAACAACACCACCACCTGGACACAACTCCTCACCCAAGACGGCTGGACACTCACCGCCACACTCCCCACCGGAGAAACCCAATGGACCCGACCAGGCAAAGACCCTCGAGACGGCATCTCAGCCACCGTCGGCCATGAAGGCCGAGACATCCTCACAGTCTTCACCAGCAGCCTCCCATGGCTCCCAGAAGGCTCCTATTCACGCTTCGGTTATCACGCCTGTCGACACCACAACGGAGACCGCTCAGCAGCAGCCACACAACTCCTGGCGCAGAAAGACAACGAACTCACCGACTACTTCGCAACCCAACTCATCACCCCACCACCCATCGAACACACCATCGAGAACCGCATCGAACTCGCCCACCTAGTCGACTGGCAGAAACTCTGGACCGACGACCGCCCAGAAGAAGAATGGCTCGCCGAACCCATCATCCCCAAAGGCCGAGCCATCGCCCTCTACGCCCCAGCCAAAGCCGGCAAATCCACCATCACCCTCGCCATCGTCGCAGCCCTCGCCACCGGCGGACGCATCCTCGGACAAACCCGAGCCACCCCCACAAACGTCCTCTACCTCGACTACGAAATGACCGAAGACGACCTCATCGAACGACTCACAGACCTCGGCTACGGACCCCAAGACGACCTCACCCACCTCCACTACGCCCTCCTCCCATCCCTCCCACCCCTCGACACCATCGACGGAGCCACCGCCCTCCTCCACCTCTGCGACCAAACCCAAGCCCAACTCGTCGTCGTCGACACATTCGGCCGAGCCGTCGAAGGCGACGAAGACCGAGCAGACACAGTCCGAGCCTTCTACCGACACACCGGACTCTCACTCAAAGCCCGAGGCATCGCAGTCCTCCGCACCGACCACTCCGGCAAAGCCGTCGAAAAAGGCATGAGAGGCTCGAGTGCCAAAGCCGACGACGTCGACATCGTCTGGCAGCTCTCCCGAACCAACACCCAAAAAGGCGACGGCATCCGCCTCCAACGCACCCACTCGAGAATCTCCTGGGTGCCAGCCGACCTCAAGATCCGACGCATCGAAACCGATCACGGCCACGACTACATCATCGACGCCCAAGACCAACAATGGCCCGACGGCACTAGGCAAGACGCCGACCTCCTCGACACCCTCAACATCCCAATCGAAATAAGCGCGCGCAACGCAAGCGCAATCATCAGAGCCACCGAACACAAAATGTCAGACAAACGCATCCGCACAGCCGTCGAGTTCAGAAAACTCGCTGCCAGAAGCGAAGAAACCATGCGACTCAGAGCCGGCATCACCACCACAACCACAGAAGACAACCGCGGCGGCCGCGGTGAAAACCCCTCCGCCGCACCAACTCCGCCGCGACAGCCCGCCGCGCCCCCCCAAAACCCCGCCCCATCCGCCGCGGTAACAAAACCCCACGTCACAGCCACACAAAACCCCGCCGCACCCGACCACCAATCCGCCGCGGCAAGCCCGAGTCAAACGGGCCGCGAGCGTCCCTATGAAGGGACGCACGCACCCGAGACCCCAGCAGCCACCCAAACAACCGGCCCCTTCTAAACCCCAAGGAACCCCAATGCCACAACGACCATGCATTAAATGCGGGGGGCCTACCCCTAACCCCACACGCTGCGAACCATGCCGACGGGCATATGAACGGGGCCGATACAAGGCTAGGCCCCCAAGGGAGGAGTACGCCGGAGGTTGGCGCCATTACTCGCAACAGCTCCGCCTCGAGTGGATCAACCTCAACGGCTACTACTGCCCAGGCTGGACAATGCCCAACTACCCAGGCCACGGCCCCCATTCAGCCACCGACCTAGTCGTCGACCACGACCTCGGCATCCTCTGCCGATCCTGCAACAGCAGCAAAGCCGCCACTCACGACAGGGCTAGGGCCAAAGAAGCCCAGCAAAGCTCGAGAACACAACCACCACCATCACACAGCCCACACAGCAGCCACTAGCCCGCAACACTCGAGAACCCCAATCCCAAGCCTTAAAAAGCCCGCACAGAGGCACACAGAGGCCACAGGAGGGGAGGGGGCCTCGGCCAACGGGCTACGCTGAACCTTGACAAC